CCAGGTGGCAAAAATCCTATCGTCGGCGACGAGTGAAACCGACGGGGATTGATTCTTGTAACCAGAAACCAGCGGGAGTGGGGTTGAATATGATCCCAAACTCTCGGTGATATATTTGATCGAGCTTACGGACCCATCGCGAGGAACCAAATAAACATTGCCGTAATTTCCATAGAAAAACACTCGACGCGATGCGTCATAAGCGATCCCCCCAGCCCCCGCCATGGATGGAGGCAAACCTTCAAGCACGGTGTTCTCTAATTGCTCCCAATTTTTCGATGTGTAATTGAAAACAGCGACCCCGTTGGCGGTTCTGAGAAACAGCTCGTTTGCTGCTGTATCGACGGAGATGTTGCCAAGATGGTTCCCAGGCTCCAAAACCCATGGCGGATAGTAATAGGTGATTGCATCGCTCCCCATGTCTATCTCCATCAGTCCCCATTTGTGGCTATCAGCGGCCAACCCGCTGCCAAAATAGGGGACCGCGTAGATAACAGACCCATTTATCAAGGCCGCGTTTGTCACCCCCATCTTGGGGTATTCTTGATATTCCGTTGAGTTGTAACACTTGAGCGTTGCGTCTTCTGATAAACTCAGCACATGCAGCGGGGAACTATAGTTGCTGTTCAATTGTTTACTGGCCAATAAAACGATGTCATCCGATGGGTAAAAAAAGCTCCTGGTCCCCATCTCAGCGACGCTCTCGCTACCTCCCCCAGCCGTATTCGCCACGGTGAAGGTATAGGGAGGGGTGTTCTGCGATATGTCGATGAATCCTACCAGCGCCCTGTTCGTCTCGTAGACATAACCGTTCTCAAACATCAGCCACAGTTTACCGTCTTGAACATGGGAGGCTGCAAGACGCCCGATTGTCTTGACAGGACTGCCCCAGGGGTCGGTGTCTATCGTGTGATCTACATTCTTTCTAGCCTCTTCGCCGTAGTACGCTGAAAGATCGCTAAAGTAGTATGTTCGTACCGTGTCATTGTTGTAATCAACAAGAGCGACGGCCCCCCTCCCGTTATCGTATTTATGAATAGTAGCGTAACCACCATGCAACCCATTTTGATCCGTATTTAAACAGGTGGTAGTCGCGTCAAATGTTGGCGATACCGGTGGGGACGATTCAGTGTCGTAAAACTGTTCTATCTCCCATGTGTCTATATCTATTCTGCATGTCCCGTTAAACGATTTGTACCCGTAACTGCTGTTTATCGATGTTAGGTAAAGTTTTCCCGCTACCTCATCCACCCCCACATTGGTTGGCCCGAGGGGGTTAATGGTATTCCACCCCTCGCTGGATGTGGTCAACTTCAGATAAGTGTTATTCTCCTGCACTGCAATAAACAACGACCCATCTTCGCGTTGCACAACCGAAGGTGCCGAGTAATCGCGGTTGATCTCGCTGGTTGAGGTGACATCAATGGGGTCGTTCCAGGTTGCCAAGTCGACAGACGATGTGCTCTTGACGTTGAAGACATCTGATGTTTCTCCATGCACAGTTGCATAGGAAAAAACCAGAAAGAAGGATTGGTCTGCCAATCGGGTGAGACGAGGGTGCTGGATTGGATGCGTGGAGTCGATGTTTGGAAGGGTGAGTTGCGAGGCGTCCGGCCAAACTATAAAATCAACCGAAGTTCTCAAATTGACCGAATAAACCCCATCCACCTCCCGGAAATACACCAGAGCATATCCGGTGGCCGTCAGGCAAACTGCGGCCCCGCTCAAAACTCCCAACCCGGCCAGTTGCACTTCGCCCAACTTTACCCCTGCTGGCGAGACCCGGTACAGGGCAAGCGTGTCGGTTGAGAGTTGCGCCACGATAGCCATATTGCCGGATTCATCCATGACCATACCGTCTAGGTAGGTGATGGCTTTCGACTCCGTATCGACCACGACATAGTTTGAAAACTCGGTTACACCTGTATCGGTGACGATGAACCGGAGTTGCTTGTTGCCGTCACCTGCGTAGAAAACAACCAGCCGGCCATCTGGGAGGAACATAGACAGCGATGCGCCCTGATCCTTGGCGTCCGTGTTGGCGATCTGATTTCCGACGAATGGATAATCAGCCTGCAGCCGGCCGGCGATCAACTCAATGATCGGACGGCGAGACACAGAGGCTTGAGCGGCGAGTAATTCAGGAGACAGATTAAGAGCCATTAGGCAACCACCCCCAAGACCAGCAGGGAAAGCGAAACGTCTTTGCGCCACACTCCCGTTGACCCCTCGCCAAGTTTTGCATGAACCCGGCCTTTCAACCCGGTAACCTCAACCAGATACGTTTTCATCGTTCCGTCCTTTGGATCAAACACAACCGGTACGTCCGCTTCGAGAATAGTTTGAAATGCCTGGTACTGGCTATCAGGCAAATATCCCCAATCAAGCGACAACTCCTTTCCGGCCACCCCAAGCCCCCATGAAAAATAGGCGATGGAAGAATAGGTTTGAACCGATGCGGAATACTTCTCCGGGGTCAACAGATCGGGCGGTGAATCGTAGGACGGATTGCGGGGGAATGTGTATGTCCCCAGTTTCATGTAGGCCATCAGTTGTGCCTCCGTATGACATCAAGGGCGGTGCGCTCCATCTCCCGGCGCAACTCAGAAACCATCTTTTTAGATCCGCCACCTTCGATGGGAATGTTGACGTTGACGCTGGTGCTGTTTCCGCCGCTGCTTGAACCTGCTCCTAGTGCTGCCATCTGGCCGCGAGTGAAGACTCCTTCGCCGCGCTGGAGGATTGCTGGGTATTCGTCAGGCATCAATCCCTTATGGAAGCGTGGCGCTTCATCGAAAAGTGAGGATGGCACATTGCGGGAGAAGGTGGGTGCGTCCGTGCCGACAACCGCGCCTGAATGGAATCCAGGGGTGACTCCGGGGACACTGAAACTGCCCCCGCTGGCCGATGCCCCGGCCCCTCCGAACAGCATCCCGCCCAAAGCACCGGCCAGGGGTGCCATGATTTGATTCTGAATAAATATGTTGGTGAAACTGGCAGCAATCGACCTGGCCAACTCCTCGAACCCGTTTTTCCCTTCAAGGATGAAATCGGTCAGCGCATCCCCGGCATCCTCGAAGGCTCCCTCAATCGACCGGGAAATATCTCGGCCCATATCGTCGGCTTTATCAGCCACATCCTGCAGGCCAATCTCTGCGGCACGTCCCCATGAAATATTGGGGTTGCTCAAGTCGAGTTCCCGAAGGTTGCGCTCAAACATCTTGTTGGAGGCGATCTTGTCACCGGTGGCCTTAATGTAAGCGTCCCGGTCCTTGACGTACTGGCCTTCCATGCTTGCATAGATGTCGGCGGTGTAGGCTCCAACCTGCCCGTAGGCGCTTTTCATCCTGTCAAGATTGAATGATTCGCTGATATTCCCCTTGAGGCTGGATGCCCCATCCTTTAGCCCTTCGAGTTTGTCTTTCTCCAGGTGCAGCGCCTTCAACGTCTTGGCGAGTTCTTCCGCCTGCCGCCGCATGGATTCAAGCCGGTTATCGTCCTGCACATCCGATCCAGCCGCGTTGCTGCCGAGTGAAGCCTCGACCTGCTCAAGTTGCGAAACCAGCGCCTGGTAGGCTGCCGTTGTTTCTGCCAGTTTTCCGTCTACCGTATCAAGCGCCCCTCCATAACCTTCAAGAGCGGTCTGCGCGTCCTTGCTGGCCCTGCCCTGCTGATAAAGAGATTCTTCAAACTCGCTCATGTTGGCGGTGGCAAACTCTTCGACAAGGGTTTCCATGTCGGCGGTGATCTTGTTGGTTGCCTGTAACCAATTATTCGCAGACTTGGCGGCATCATCGGCCAGGTTGACGTATTGCTTGATTTGGGCGTTGAGTTGGGTCAGTTCGGCGCGTTGGGCCTTCGCTCCTGCGGCAATTGATTTTTTATCCTTACCGGTTGCGCTCTCGTCCAACTTTTTGATTTGTTCATCGAATATCTTCTGGGCAGTAACCTTGTCGCCGGTCCTTTTTACGAACTCATCCCTGTCGGCTTCGTATTGTTTTTTCATGGCGGCATAGACTTCTTTCGATGATCCTCCGATGATCCCATAAGCCTCTTTATATGCCTTCTGTAGCTCTTCGGAAATTTTCTTTGCTTCTCCGCCGGTTTGTATTTTACCTACTGTCCCCATTGGGCTTGAGACGCCGCCTGCCAGCGCTGTCGATGCAACTTCCTTTTTCTTGCTCTTCAGCAGGTCGAGTTCCTTGCTAAGCGACTCGACTTCCCTGGTGGTGGTGGTCATCGCCGCATCGTCAGGGATGTTTGCTTCTCTCAGTTTCTTTAGTTTGTCGGTTGCTTCGTCCAGTTTTATTCCCAAATACCCCGCTTCGGTGTCATACGCTTTGATCCAGCTTTTTGTTTCCGAAGGGGTCATCTCTGCCCACTTTGAAAAACTCAATTCTCCAGCCGCAACCGCCATCATGCCTTTTATAGCCCCGGTTACTTCGGCAACACCGTTAACCGCCCACCCAGCGGCCTCAACCACTCCGGTAAACAGGGAAATTATTCCCGGTTTGTTTTCTTCAACCGTCCTGGCCAGGTCATCGATAGATTTAGCTAAACCATTTGAAGCTCCAGATGAATCGTTGGCGCCGTCTATCAAATTTTCAAATGCATTCTTGGCGTGGGTGCTGGCCTGCCCCACGGTCATGATCATTGAGCTGAACTCTTTTTCAAGTTGCGCTGATGAGTTGGCGAATGCGTTGAAAAGGACATCTGAGGTAATTTTACCATCGGTTGACATCTGGCGCAGGTCACCGGCCGTAACTTTGGCCCCTCCGCTTACCTTGGTTAGATAATCTGTTAAAACCTTGATAGCCCTGCCGTTGCTCTCCATCACCGCTTTAAATTCGTCATCATTCAGGTTGCCTTTCTGCATAGCTTGGCTGAACTGAATGGCAAAACTTGATGCCTCGTTTATGGTCGCCCCAGAGATTACCATTGATCTGGTAATCGCCTCGGCGTAGGCTATGGTTTGCTCCTGCGAGATGTTGTAGTCCGACATTGACCTGGCCGTGCGGACATACATATCAGCCTGTGATTCATAAGAGGCCCGCACCCGGTTTGCGCTGGCGTATAGGGCGTCTTGCGTAGCACTCAGGCTATCCGTCTCTTTAGACACAAGCCTGATCTTGCTTTCCAGCAGGGTGTACTTGTCGGCTATGGCTATCAGCGAAGTAACCCCGCCGATTACCGCCTGTGCAGAGAAATATGCCATTGCGGTTTTTGCCGCATTACCCAGTGACAAGAACGATGACGAGGCTTTGGAGTTGGCCCTCATGACTTTATCGATCTGCGATGAAGTGAGCCCAAACTGCGCCCCCATCTTTCTGATTTCCTTTTCGGTAAGCCCCAGTTGATTGGCTAGGCTCTTGAGCGCCCGTTCTTGAGCGGTGGCGGTGCTAGTCTTGAGTAGTTGACTTTGAAGTTTGGAGAGTTGGGCCTCGGTTAGTCCGGTTACCTTGCCAAGCTTTCCCATGTCGACGCCGATCTTGTCGAACGTCTGGACGGTTACGGAAGAGGCGCGGTTAAGCGCTCCGAAGTTGGAAACAAGTTTGTTGATGTCGCTTGAAATTTTATCTGCGGAAATCGAATTATTCAGGGCATTAGACATCCCAGTTGCAGATGCTTTTACTGCCTCCTTGATATCAGCCAGGTCTTTCTTGAGCTGGGTGGAATCGCCCTTAATTTCGACGTATATACCGGGTATTTTCATGGGTGCTCACCTTTGCCGAAATAGTTGCAGGGCATGGGTCCACCCCTTCGTTAATGCAGGACGCATGAAAGGGCGAGGGGCGACACGTTCACCGGTGCGCTTGCCCCATAAAACCTTGACATGGCCGAACTCGATTAGGTGCGCGTGAAAACCTTTTCCGGCCTCACCCTTGCTTCCCTTGCCCCTGCCCGATGCCTTGATGATGTAGCCGCCGTTGATGAACTTCGATTTGCGTTTGGCGATTGAGGCCCGGAGATTTCCGGTTTTGTCGATAAAGGCGGCGGTCTGCTTGGCATCCTCGAAAACCACCGAAGCAACCTCGCTCAAGTTGATATCGATGGCGTCCATGACCTCGGAAAGTTGTGCCATCAACCCCGCCTCAAGGTCGTTGACCGAAGCCTTCCCGGTGATGTTGATTGAGCTCCGACCCATTTTCTACCTCAATCCTTTTCCCTTATGGCTACCAGTGCCGCCTTTTCCATGATCTGGAGGCGTTCAAAAACATCTTCACGATCTGCTGGCTTGATCTTGCGGACCCAATAAACCATCCTCAATGCCCCGTAGTCGAGGCCAGCCACCCCACCTGGCCCGGTACGCCATTGGGTGAGCATGTCGATGAAGACGGAGACTGCCGGGGCGTTGTCTGGGTACACTTCACTCCCAGAATGCGCGAACCCCTCAGATTCTTCAACTAGGTCAGCCGGTAGGCCCATTCTATTTGCCGCATCGTCAAGATTGCCGCCGCCCCCTACCAAGGCGACAGCCGCGGCCTCTAGTTTTTTGTGCGACTGACGATCAGTTCTTCGTGATAGGCTCTCAGGATTTCAAGACCTGCCGGCAAGTAGTTCTGCACCAGCATGACCATGTTTTCCTGGTTAAATTCCGCGTCGATCCCTTCCCACCCAACCAATATCTCTTCCAGTGCTTCCTCGACCGGTTTGTCTTTGGTGCGTTCGCCAAACTCGATCAATTCTTTCCTGTTTTTGTACTTGAAGGTCATCTTGACGATAGTTGGTTTTTTCTTCCCTGGTTCGGAAAGAGGCACTTCGGCGGTGAACTGCGGATTCGGATTAATTTTTAACATTGTGATCCCTCTGGAGCTGCGGTGATGGTTGATGAAATAGCGAGCCGCCGTTCATGAGGCGACGGCCCGCCCTCCGGGGGACCGGAGATTAGGAAGCGTAATAGGTCGGGGTTCCGTTCATGGTAAATACACCTTTGGTATTTACGAGCCCCTGTGCCTGCCCGCCAGGAAGACCTGCAAACCCGCAATATCCAGCAAAATATAAGATCTTGCCACCTGCCCCAAACTGGAATTTAACAACCCGCTTGCCCTGAACATCAGAAGCGGCCTTCATGGCCGTGAACCCTGCGTCTGACGCATCCCAGATGTGATCCATACCATAAGAAATCGCACTTGGAAGGCCCGGTATTTGGGTTCTGGTATTTGCATGGATCGTGGTTGTGTCAATGAAATCAAACTCGCCACCGGATGCAGTAATCGTGGTGGCCGTGGTGATAGAAGTCCCCATGGTGACCTTTTGAGCGGTGCCTGATGAAAAATCTTCAAACCCGGTGGTATCTACCCCTTCGAGGGCGAAAGAGTCAGCCGCAACGCTGGCGACCCTGACAGGTTTATCATTGAGTTGGTGCATCCCTGAGATTTCGAGATATACGATATCACCGTTCGAGTAGCCGTTTCCGGCGCAAGAAACGACTCCAGGATTGGCTTTGGTAATTCCGGTGATTGTTTTTGCGGAGGCGATTGCAGACTGCATCGAGACTGCTACGTTTTTCCAGACAATAGGGGTTGCCATTTCGTTCTCCTTTCCATCATCACGACGGTAAGTTTGTTATGAAAGTTTCCGGTCTATCTCGCGACAGTCCTTGCGTTTATTCTCTATCTCACGGAGCCCATATGACATACTCCGTGATGTACTGGTGGGTTTTGTCGAGTTCGCTGTATTCACCGACCATGTGGAAGGTGAGCAGCCCCTCAAGCGCCGAGGTGACCAGCGCCGTTTTTATCGTTCCGAGGGCAATCCCCTTGGCCTGTTCTGGGCTTTTAGCGAACACATCAACCTGATATGTTGAACGGGTAAGGCCCATGTAGCCCAACAGTCCGTTTTCCGGGACTGCAGTTATCTCCTGAAAAACCACATAAGGGCAAACGATGGTCGCCGAGGCGTTGACCGCATTATGACAGCCACCTGCTACCAGGGGGTTTATCAATGTTTTTAAGGTCGTCTCGGTTGACATCAGCCCTCACTCGTCCCGGTGGTGGTCATTATGTGCATTTCACGGTGCATCTCGTCAACATCGATGACAGCCGTGATGTCGTAGTTTTTCCCGCCGTACACCACCCGCATTGATTGGGTGACCCCGGCTATGAATCGAATTTTAAACTTTACGGTCGTTGAGCTTTGTGCGGCCTGCGCTGCAATCAATTCTTTTCCCTGCAGGGGAGCCACTTCCGCCCTGACTCCGGTGGCGAAGTTAGACCAACTGGCGATGGTCCCTCCAAAGGAATCGGTGGTTGTCCCTTTGCTTTGGATGACAATAACCCGGCGAAGGTTACCGGCAGGCAGGCGGATCATGGCTCAACCTGCACGATGTAGTTATCGAGAAGAGAGTCGCAGAAACCCCGCCCCATGCTGCCGATAGATGCACCGACGACGAACGCTTCCCGTTGTGCGTACAATCCAGCTATCCGTACCAGCATCCATTGCTTGAGCGCTGGCGGAAAGTTGGCCGCTGTCCACCCGGCTGCGTACCTAACCCGAACGGCGCCAGGAACCGGCTTTGTTTCGGGCCAGGTTGTTTCGTAGCATGGGACAACGTAGGCAATCAGGCCATCGGTGGAACTGTCGTAATCGGTTCCCGACACCAGCGTTTGCTCGACCCCATCAGCATCGAGATACTTCACTGATGTGATCCCGGTTACTGGACCACGGTTCAACTCAATCATCCCTGAAGGGAACGCATCAAGCACCACCTCCAAAGTCTGCGGCGCCCAGCTCCTGCCGGTCAACGACTCGCCATTATCGCGGGCCGCTGCAATGATCACGGCGAACAAACCGTCGTCGGTATTGTAATCGACGACGGTTTGCAATTTGGCTTCAGCGACCGTGACAGGCTCGACTGTGGGTGCCGTGATTACCTTGATCATTTCTTTCCTGTCCGTTTAGACTCAGCGGGCACGGCTTCGGGCTCTTTGGGGGCATCAAGGATCTTGCCAAACCCTGCATCGGTTAGGGCTTTCGCCCTGGCTTCCGACACCGAAACAACATCGCCCTGTAGATAAGATCCCCAACGAACTGATAGCCGTACCTGCATGATGATCACCGTTAATCAACGATTAATGATTTCTCTGCGCCGTAGCGGAGTTTTCCGCAAACGTACATTGCCGAAGTGAGGTTAAGGGCATTGCTGGCCGCTGTCTTGACAGTCAGGCAATCAAATCCACCAGCAATATCAAGATCCTCGGCGTCAATTTCAAAGGCGATGATTTTGTGCTTCAGCGCCGCAGACGTGGTGAGTGCCACGGCATCCGTCTGGCGGACCCAGGCGTCCGAGGTGGCGCAGTCGGCAACCAAAAAAATTGGCACCTCTTTTACCAGGGGCTTCGATCCTGTACCGTCAACTTTGGTTGCTTGCTCAATGGTGATTGCTACCGGGTCAGCATGGCCTTGGGCGATATGCACCAGCACGGTTACATGGCTGGCATTCTGCATACTGATATAGTCGCCGGTGATGGCTGCCCCTGCCTGCGGGGTGATGGCCTCAACTATTTTCGCGTTTTCTACTAAATTCATGGCTTAATCCTCCTGTGGACTATCCGTTAAAATTATCGTGCGGCCAGCATGACGAACGGGGAAAGCGTGTTGCTGCCGTTCAGCGGGGTGGTAGGAGTATCAAACATGGGCTGGCCATTGTTACGGGTGATGAAGCGATACGCGGTCTCGTCGGTGAGGAACTTGACGTGAATGCTTTCAGCTACTTCGGTGCCGCCTTTCTCGATCAGCAAGTACTGGCTCCAATCGGCAAGGATGACATCACCCAAGGTTCCTACGGTCTTGCAAAACTCAACCGGGACAATCGGACGACCAAACAGCGAACCAAACGGCGCATTGGTGAAGGAGCCGCCAGGGATGAACACAGGTTGGTCACCTACTGTCATAAACGGCAAGGAAGGCAGCACGTCCTGGTTAATGAACCAGGCGGCGGTGTTGATGTTGCCAGAGAACCGGGCGAGCATCTTGACCACGTTGGCGGCAACAACAGTTGCGGCGGTCTGTGCAGCTTCGGCCGCTACGGTGACCGGGAGGTCGGAGTTCATGATTCCGAGGCACTGGCCTACGCCGTTACCCTGGAACATTTCCAGATCGAGCTTGAAAGCAAACTGCTCAGTCAGGCTGCGTTTGGCATAGGTGGCCAGGGCAGTTGCATCGCGCAGCATTCGATTGGTGACGTAGAGCAGGCCGTACATGTCTTCGAGGCGAAGCTCGCGCTCTTTCAAGCCGACTTTACCCGAGGTGGCCATGGTGGCGGTCTCACTCTTGCGGAAAACATCGAGGCCATTGCGCTTTCCGGTGGAACGGTCGCGGTCGTCGGCCTGAAGGTAAGAAAAGCTATCTGAATTTGCTCCGATAGGTTGACGGGTGCAACGGCTGGAGAAAACGCCGGTTTCAATGGCGGTGGTGATGATGTCTTTGGACTTGTCGGTCTCAACCAGGAATCCACCCTCGGAGTCAATACCGGTGGAAGCGCCGGCAGCAGCGTTGACCACTTTCTGGAAACGGTCGCGGGCTTTGGGTGCGTCGGCATTGTCCAAGGTCATAGAGCGGACATCAAGCAGTTGCTCACCCAGGTTGGCGTACACAGACTTGTGGGCCACGATGATCTGGCCAGGGATGGAGGTCGCGCCGTCTTGGATGGTAACCTTGAGGTCTTCTGCGGCCAGGGCCAGCACCTTCTCGGTGTAGTCAATTTTTTCATCGATGGCTTTGATGTCAGCCATGAGCGCGTCCATTTTGGCCTTCTGCTCTTCGGTGATGGTGTCGGCAGATTGGTCGAGGATAACCCGGCACTCTGCGGTTTTTGCGGCGCGGTCCTCGCGCAACTTCTGGATGATGCTCATGGCTCTGTGCTCCTGTACTGGAAGTTATCGGTCGTGTAATTTTGCCACAACTCAGGCAATTGCTTCGATAAGTTGAAGTCGTTTCTCGAATGTGTCTTTAAGATATACTGGTTCCGTGATTTTTGCAAGTTTTTCCGGCACATTTTCGTAAGCTGAAAGGTTCCATTTATTTTCGACCTTTTCGCCGTCATAAACCCGGTCAATGAAACCCGATGCCAGCGCATCGTCGGCGGTGAACCACGTTTCGGCGGCCATTAATGTGCCGATTTCTTCGCGCTCCTTTCCGGTCTTCTTGGCGTAGTCATTGACGATAGATGCGTCGATCTGATCGAGCAGGGCGGCGGTAGAGCGCATCTCGGCCGCGTTCCCATAGGCCATGGTCCACGCATTATGGATCATGAAAAAAGACCCCTGCGCCATCTCTACCTCATCGGCAGACAAGGCAATATAGGTGGCCGCCGACGCGCACACGCCATCGATATGGGAGACAACCTTTTTCCCGCACTGTGAGATGGCCGTGGCAATGGCCCTGGCCTCGAATACATCTCCACCAGGGGAATTTATCCGCAAACGGATGGTGCCCGATTTAATGGCCGCCAGCTCCTTGATGAAATCCTTGGCGCTGACTCCGTACCAATCGCCAATCGCGTCATACAGGTAGATGGTTGACTCGTCCTCCCCGGTGGCCTCGACCAGGACGACATGATCCATGTCCCAAATATTGGATGGGACGGGAAGCAAGGTATCTCCACTATCCGGGCCGGGGCTCAAGCTCTTGGGCTGGCATTGTCGGCCGAAGAGTCAGCCAGCAAGATTTTCGAGAATGGTATGGTATCGCAACTGGCGCTCACCTACCCGAATAAATTGAGTTCTGCCGCCACCGAAGCCTTGCGCGACCATATCCAGAATAGGCACGGAGGCAGCAAAAACCACCATAAGCCCCTCATCCTCACTGAGGGCGGGGATGTCAAGACCATGAGCATGAATGCCGACGATGCCCAACTTTTAGAAAGCCGGGTGTTTTCCGTCATTGATATCTGCCGGTTCTTCGGCGTGCCCCCGGTCATGGTGGGAGAGTCTACCAAAACGTCGTCATGGGGTTCCGGTGTTGAGCAGATGGCCCGATGGTTCGTCATGTTCACCTTGAACGATCACCTGACCGACATCGAGCAGGAAATTGGGGCCAAACTGTTTCGCAACAGCGACCACTTCGCCGAGTTCGATGAATCAGAGCTTACCCGAGGCGATACCAAGACCAGGGCCGAGTATTTCAAGGCGGCACTTGGATCGGCGCAGCCGCCAGGGTGGATGAGC